CTGCAGCGTATAAAACGCAACAGTGTTCTTTGAATGCTCTATACGCTACAGACTGTCCAGGATATGCAACTGCTTACTTCAATCAGCAGTGCACCTTGAATGGGTTGTATGACCAGAAGTGTCCCAATTACGCTGAAGCCTACGCAAAGAAGATGGTTTTGGAGCAGCAAGGTATGGCTACTACTGTAGCAACAGCAGGTGTTATCGCTAAGAATGCGCCAGCTACAACATCGTCACCAACAACGGATTCTTCTGGTGAAGTAAAGGTTGCTGTCGTTGCTGACCAAAATGTAAACAATGTTATTCAAACAACTGCTACTTCTGCTTCTCCAGCACAAGTAGCAACAGCCACTGTTCCGTTAGCTCCACCGCCTCCACCTCCAGCTGAAATCAAAGCTGGACCATCACCGCAAGATAAAAAGCCAGAGGGTGGTACACAACAAGCTGGTGGACCATCACCGCAAGGTGGAGCACAAGGTGGCGAGAAACCTCAGCCTACTGCACGTCAAGCACTAGCAGAACGTCGTCAAGAAGCAGCGAAAAAAGAAGCTGTAGAGAAGGGTAAGAATCTCGCTAATGAGATGGGTAAAGCAGCAGACATGGAAGCGCAGAAGCAAGTGCAGAATGTCGTCATACAAGCAATGGGCTTCACTCCAGGATTTGATGCGTACGGCAAAGCAACTATCCCGCAAACTGTTGGATACAAACCGTTCACGATTTATAATAACCAAAACAACGTAGACAATAGACGACTTGGGCGTGGTTTGTATGGACCAAGTGATCGTCTACACAATGAACTTGTAGACTCACAATACAACAGAGGAAATTAAATGAAGTACGTATATGCTTTACTCTTTATCATGTTTGTAATCTTCTTAGGTTATACAGTAAACGGTGTTATGACGTTTGCTGACCAAATGAAGACTAGAGCCAATATGATCAATCACGCATTAGAAGGAAAATAAAATGGGAGAAGAAATTAAAGACGTCAACAAGAAAGTTGATGACTTAGAAGCTGGCGTTAAGAAGTACATGAGCAAAGATACTGTTATCAGTATCGGCGGTTATGAGTTCACTCCAGCAAAGCTGATGGTAGCATTTACCATCGTGTCAACAATTCTTGGTGGTTTGTATGGAGCGTTTGAGACATACAAGGACTACCAGAGTATGAAGAAGCGCATCGCCGAGTACGTTGCACCTGACCTATCAGAACTACAAGCAAAGATGGATATCGTTGTTGAGAAGTCTGAAAAGTCTGTACAATACACTCAAGACATCAAGAACGACCTAAAGACAGACATCCGTCGTCTAGAAGGTATTGTTGATAGCGTTGAGCGTTCTTCTAAACAGAGCCAACGTGAGAGTGATATGGCTGTTAAAGATGTACGTGATGAACTTCGCCGTAATGGTAAAGAACAAGAGCAAGCATTGCGCCAGCTAAATAAAGAAATCGATAACAAGATTCAACGTGCGTTGGACAATCCATTAGCAAAATAATTATAAGGATTAGCCGTGAATGACCGTAAATTAGTAAAGTGGCTGTTAGTACTCTTAGTGTTACCGCTAGGTTTAGCCATGTGTAGTGGAGATCGTTTTCGATATCCATGTCAAGACCCAGCCAACTGGGATAAAGACTTTTGTAAACTACCTCTCTGTGATGTTACTCGTACTTGCCCTGAGCACATCTTCAAAGGTCAGAGAGACCCACGATTAGGACCACCTAAAGATGACACTCAATCAAGTAAAACAACTGTTCAACCTGCTAACGCTCAATCTGTTCAAGGAGCAAACTGTGGAAAATAACGTAATGTACACAGAAGAACAGTTGATGGCTCGACTGAAGTTCTTTATTGGTATCTGCCTATCACTAACTTTATTCGGCATCGTCTTTGTCGTTCTGTACTCACTAATCTTCGTTACACAACCATTGAATGCGATCTCTCCGATCGATCAAAAGTTCTTTGAGTTGATTGTGCCTATCGCTACATTCCTAACTGGTACACTATCAGGCATCATGCTTGCTGGTAACTCTAAGGAAGACAAAGAAGCGATGCTAGAAGCGCACAAGAAAGCTGCAGATAACTTCGAAGCTACAAAGAAAGTTATGCATGACGTGCCTGCACCAGCACCTGTTGTTCAAGCACCAATGAACTTCCGTTCTCCTCTGGCAGAAGCTACTGTAATGCCAGTGTATGAAGCTGGTGATCCAACTCACCGTAACGTCCGTAACGACTAATGGAAAACTCTCAAGAGTCTTGGATGAATAGAAAGTGGCGTCCAGCTATGGGCTGGACGTACATGGCTATCTGCATTCTAGACTTTGCAGTCTTTCCTATTCTTTGGTCGATTCTTCAAGCGTACTACGATGGCGCAGTAACCAGCCAGTGGGATCCTCTGACACTTAAGGGTGCTGGTTTGTTCCACATGGCTATGGGTGCCATCCTTGGTATTGCAGCTTGGACTCGTGGGCAGGAGAAAATTGCAATGACTAACGCAACTCCACCCGCACCTACCATCATCCCTCCAGTTGCAAAGGTTGCAGACGCTGATCTGATCCCTCGAAACACCAGAAACGACTAAATAACCCTACACTCTGGTAGGGAATAGACCCCTGTAAGTTGTTGATACTACAGGGGTTTTTCCATGCAAGAAAGTTGTTGCCTTTTATTCGTAGCTGGTGTATAATAACTCTATTGAATGAGAAAACAGGAGTTGTTATGAAGGGTTCTATCCGTGCTTTTATTGGTTTCCTTATCGCTTTTGGTGCTGTTGGCACTCTGGATTTTGACCCCAGTGCTAGCCTTCTTGTTCAGACTGGCATTGCTTGCCTTGGGCTTGCTGTTATGTACTCTGGTGTTTGTGCCATGAAAGGTATCAAGTGAAAACCCTAGCCGATATCAATACTGAACTGGCTCTGCTCTCTGAGCAAGCCATTGAAGAACGTATCGAAGAACAATACAATGAGTTCCTTGAAGAGATGTATCAACTCTGGGAGCTAGAACAATACGCAGCCGATTCGTACGATCTGGATGCAATTTATTATGGAGAAGTTTAATGACAGTAACACTTGAGATGCTACCGCAGTTTGACCGCAAGCGTCATGGTAGTCTGTTTGACCGTGGATCAGCTGATAGCTGGTACAGTCGCCCTCGTGCTCCGCACTGGTTTCCTAATGGCACTGGCAACAGCCCACGTGTCACGGATCTCACCGAACAAGAGATCTTGGAGTACAATGCTGGCTACGATTACAATGAACAGTTTGGTGGTAAGAAGGACTACAACTAATGGAACAGCGTCTTGAAGAAATTATGCACATTGCTCAAGAGGAGTGTGCTGAGGTAACGCAAGCAATCAGTAAGGTATTCCGTTTCGGATTCGCTAGCGTACACAATGGTAAGTCCAACAAGCAGTCTCTTGAAGAAGAGATCGGTGACTTGGAATGTATGATTGAGCTGTTGAAGCTAGAGTTCGCAATCGATCGTGAAGCAGTGGAGTTGGCTAAGGTTCGCAAAGCTGAGAAGCTGAATACGTGGTCTAAACACATCCGTACTGAGGTTGTATGATTCACATTGATGGTTTGACCAAAGAACAAGTTGCAATGCTCGATGAGATGTGGGCATGCGACAGCATGGATGAGATTCATGCTTGGTTGGAAGAATTGCCAGAGGCTAAACGTCCGATGGCTAACGTGCTGTGGGAGATGCTCATTCTCGCAAGCATTGATGAAGATTTGGAAGATTTGAGCGATGCAAGAAAGGTTCTTGCTACATTCTAATTTGACTTGTAAGAGGATATCGTGTATAATAAGCAGCTGAAACCTAGAGATCTGGTAGCAAAAGATCTTCGCACTCCAAAGTACCGCATGCGTGTCGTGGAGTCTAAGGTTCGGCACACCCGCAAGGTTAAACACAAAGGTAAACACGATGAACAATACGTATGAGTTAAACAAGCAAGGTCTTACGACTACGCTTACTGTAAAAGACCACGACTATGATGTGGTTGAATTCACCTTTAGAAAAAAGCTAGTTGATGAGAAGGGTAAAGTTATCATCGACAGCAAGTATGAGATGTTTTTCTCTAACCGTGAGTTCAAAGACTTTTTAGAACCTTTAGTTAATGATTTGAAAGTGAGATTTGATAATGACACAAACACAAACCAACCTTGAGGCTATCAGAGAAGATGTCTTACAAAAACTGCGCACTGGTGAAACCACTGTCCGATTTACCAAAGTCGATGGGTCAGAAAGGACGATGCGATGCACTCTCTCAGAGTCAAGTATCCCAACCGATAAACGACCAAAAGAAGGTGCGTCTAGCAGCACTGCTGGATCCGCACTTCGTGTCTTCGATCTCGACATCGGCGAGTGGCGTAGTTTCCGTCTCGAATCCCTAATCACCTATTGAGGTATATCATGAAAATCGTTCTGCTTATTGCATTTATTCTGTTTATCGTCGCCATCGGTCCACTGCTGACCATCTGGGCACTGAACACTCTGTTCCCTGTTCTGGCGATTCCTTACGCAATTGAGACTTGGGCTGCAGTAGTGCTGCTTGGTGGTTTCCTGCGTGCTAATGTTTCTATCAAGAAGTGAGTTATTATGGCTATTACCATCTCGTCACCTGACGACAAAAAGAAAATCATGGCTGCAGTCAAAGAGATCAGCAACTCTATGACTCGCACTGAAGCTGAGCGTGACCTAATCAAGGACATCATCAAAGATGTTTCTGACAACTTCCAGATCCCACGCAAGGTCGTCAAGAAAATTGCTGTCACATATCATAAGCAAAACCTGACTCAAGTCGAGCAGGAGCACGAAGAATTCGTCGAGTTGTACGACGATGTTACAAAGGTCTCTCCATAACCTTACTCCCAGTAGGGTTATAGCTGTTGACTTTTATTCCGCTTTGCGGTATAATAGATATTATATTATGGAGGTTACAAACCTATGGCAACGACCGCAAAGCGTCAAAAACTAATTGAACGTGCTGAACGTATGATCAAAGGTACGGAGCGAACACTCCGTCCTGATCACTACATGTCCGATCTTATCGGTGCGCTCAACTACTACAACGTAAACCACGACGACAAAGAAAAGAAGAAGTGGTTCCTCAAATACATCGCACAAACAGACAAGAAACTGGCAGTTGAGTTGCTGAAGGTGGACGAGTACCTTGCACGTTTGCTTGACGGTGGCTCTGCTCTTGAAGAGAAAGAGTTCAATCACCTACAAGAGCGCATCGAGTTTCTCAAAACTCAAGTCGGTGCTCGACAAAAATCCCAAGATAAAGCTGACAAAAAAGCTGCCGATGCAGCTAAGGCTAACACCAACGTGATCTCTATCCAACAACGCATGGATGAGAAAGCCCATGAGTTGGCTGGTGAGATTGAAGGAGCAATTGATGACTTCTGCCTCAACAAGACAAGCGACTTCTCGACGAAGAATTATCTTCTGGCAAAC